GTCGATGGTCACCGTCACCCCGGCGGGGATGACGCCGGACACGATGAACGCCATGCCGGTGGATTCGTTGGTGATCACCGGGTTGTCCACGGGGCCGGTCACCTCGAACACGGGCCACGCCGGGACATCGCCCACGTTGACCGCCGTGCCGGCGCCGCCCGGGTTGACCACCGACCCGTAGTTGTAGTTGTACGTCTTGTTGTAGGTGCGGCCGGTGACCTCGGCGGCGGGCAACCCGATGTCGATGTAGTCGGCACTGCCGGTGCCGAACTTCCACGGCGGGTTCGCCGCGATCAACGTGAACGACACAACGACCGCCACGCCGCCGTCTTGGTTGCCCATGATGGGGGTCGCCTTGAAATCCCCGGACGGGCGACAGATCATCCCCATGCGGCGGCCCACCCCGAAGTCGTACTGGTCCCACACGACCCGCTTCCGGGGGCCCAGCTTCGCCCTGAGCGTCCGAATCTTGTTCCGGAGTGTCGCGGGGTCGTACGCCACCAACGCGCCCTGGATGGGCAACACACGCGGCCCGATCGACTGGGGTCCGTCCAGACCGCCGTCCCGGCCACCGGACGTGTCGATAGGGGTGATGAACTCGACGCCCTCCCACCCCTCCGGTTCGTCACACGCGGTCTGGGTGCCGTCGTCGTGGGTCGTGTTCCACCAGAAGTCATCCGCCAACACCGTCAGGCCATCACCCAACCGGTACTGGCCCTCGTTCGCCACCACCGGCAGGTGCGCGTACGGGCTCTCCACCATCAGACCCCCACCCACTGGTCGTTGACGCCCGCCTGGACGCCGTTGCGTGCGACGGTCAACGTCGATGCGGACGAATACAGGTCACCCATGCCGCGCTTCAACACCAGGTCGCTGAACTGCTTCACGTCGGTGCCGGGCTGCATCACGTTGGTTTGGTGCACCACCGTGCCCGCCAACGCGGCGGCGGCGCCGCTCCCGCTGGCGGCGTTGGTGCCGAACACGGTGCCCACGTTCACGTCGCCCGTGGCGGCGGTGGTCATCCCGGCCACCGCGTCCGCGACCGCCGGAATCATGCTGTCGATGCCAGCCACCAGGCCCTGGCCCAGGTTGATGCCGATCTCGCGGAACACAGTGGATGGCGAGTGCACCCCGAACCCGGACTTGGCCTTGTTGATGGCGCCTTCGGTGGTTACCCCGATCACCGACAACAGGTTGTTGACCATGGACTTCACGCCATCGATCAGGCCCTGAATGATCTGGCGGCCCGTGTCGTAAAGCCACCGCGCGGCGCCCTTCACCGCGTCCCAGATTTTCCCCGGCAGCGACAGGAACCAATCGACCACGGCGCCGATGGCGTCACCGACACCGCTGACGACCTTCCCCATCAGGCTGACGATGTTCTGCCAGATTTGGCTGAACCACTGGCCGACCTTCCCGACCAGACCACCGAAACCATCCGCGAACAGGTCCTTAATCCACGAGAATGTTTCGCTGAAGAATTCGCCGATCCCATTCCAAATATATGAAATGAAGTCCGCGATAGCACCGAAGATCGACGTTACGACATTCCAGATCCCGCTGAATACGGCCGTGAATACCGTCAGCAGGAACCCGAGAATGTTCGCCACAATCGTGATGACCGGCACCAGAATAGCCAACAGGAAGTTAGCGACGTCCGCGATGATCGGCATCAACGCGATGAACGCCTCGGCCCAGGCCCGGATGTACGGCATCACTGCCTTGATCAACTCGATCAAGCTCGGCAGGATGTCCGCCACCATCTGGATGAACGGCGGCAACATCGACAACACGATCTGGATCAGCTCGACGAACACGGGCGCCAACGGGGCCAGCGCCTTCACCAGGTTCGCGAACGCCTTCCCGATGTCCTCGATCACCGGCTTCAGCTGCGGCATCGCCTCGTCCAGCGCACGACTGAACGCGTCGATGACCGGCTCGAACGCGGCCAGCACCGTAGCGAACGCATCCGCCAACGCCGTCAGCAACGGCCGCAACGACGCCAACAGCTGGCCCAGCGCCCGGAAGATCGGCACCAGCACCGGCCCGATGGCCTGGGCGATGTCCGCGAAGATCGGCATGACCGTCGTGCCGATGATCGACACCAGCTGGAAGAACGCCGGCGCCAACGCGTCGACCACCCGGCGCATCGACGTGAAGAACCCGATCAACGCTTCCTGACCGGCGGACGACCCGGTGAAATCGGCGAACCGCTGCGTGATGGCCTCGATGTTCTGCAACAGGCCACCGCCGGACGCGCGGGCCGCGTCCATGATGTTGCCCAGGCCCTCGAACACGTTGCCCGCGATAGCGCCCAACGTCTTCACGGCCTCGATGGCGCGGTTGAAGAACGCCTCCAAGCTGCCGTCCGCCGCCATCGCCGAGATGCGCTCCGCGAACGATGTCGCGAACGTGGTGACCGCCGCCGTCAACCGTGGCAGGAACGTCGACCCCGTGGTGACGATGTCCAACAGCGCGGACGTCGCCGGGACGATCGCGCCCCGCAACCCCGCGAACGCGTCGCGGACACTGGCGGTGAACGTGCCCACCTTCTGGACCTGTTCCGCCTGGAGCAGGAACGCCGCCACGTCAGCACCAGCACCACCCACGTCGCGGGCGATGCTGCGGAACGTGTCCCCGAACAACGGCAGGTACGTCTCGGCCAGGGGACGAACCACGTCACCCAGTTCCTCGAACAGGGCCTGCTGCACGTCCAGACGCATCTCGTCGAATGCGGGCTTCACGTCCTTGACGGCCTTGGCGAAGTCCCGCGCCGCCGGCGCCAGGTTCTTCAGTGCCTCCTGGAACGCGGCGCCGTCGCCCGACGCGATGGCCTTGAACGCGTCACCCATGCCCTGGGTGGCGAGCTTCACGGCGGTGCTGACGACCAGGTACCCGGCCAACGCGGCGGGCAACAACCCCACCACACCGGCGGCCTGTAACGCGGCGCCGGCCAGCGCCCCCACCGCCAACCCCAACTGGACCACCCCGGCCACCGCCCCCGCAGCAGCCGTCCCCACCAACAGGAACTTCCCCACCAGCGCGGCGCCGCTGAACACCGACGTCAGCGTTGCCCGCAACCCGGTGAACACGCGCTTCCACTTGGTGCTGACGCGGGAGCTGGTTTCGTCGGTGTCGCGATCGACCGCATCAAAGAACCCGCCCCCGGCGACGGCCTCTTTGATGGCGGCACGGAACTCGCGGCGGATGGACTGGCCCAGGCCGCGCCGGTCCGCGACCAGCCGAACGCCGGCCTCGGCGATGATGCGCGCCATCAGCGTCCCCTAGATCGGGCGGCCGTTGCCGCGTTTGATCGACGGGGGGCGACCCGCCGGAGGTGGCGCATGGTTGCCTCCCATCGTCTTGGCGCGGTTCATCAGGGCCTGCTGTTCGGGGGTGGCGCCCCACGTTTCACGGTCCGGGTTGGCGCGGGCGGCCTGCAAGGTCATCTGGTGCTCGGCCTTCTCCAGGGCTTCATGCGGGGCATCCACCACGATGGCCCATACCGCATCCGACCAGCACGCGGCGGACGCCCGCAAGTCGATACCCGCCAGGGCCAGCTTGCCCCGAACGTAGTGTTTCAGCGACGGGTCTTGCGCGAAGCCTTGATAGACGGCGTACGCGCCTGGGTAGGGCGGTCGGTTGACAGGCTCACCACCCACTGGCTGATGTCGACCATGTCCATCAGGTGGATGCCCTCTTCGTTGGCCGGGCTCATCAGGTGGTCCCACCGCTTGCGGGACGACCCGTTCACCGGGTCCAGAAACCGGTCGATGGCGTCCGTGTCGGCCAACGTGTGCGTCTCGTTGTCGGGGCCGGTGAACACCACGTCGCCGGGCTTGGCCTTGGCGGGACGCTCGGGCGGCTCCCAGGCCGCCGGCGTGCCGTCGTCGTCCACCAACACCTTGCGCAACACGGCCGCCATGATGCCCATGGACCGCTCGGCGGAGTTCTCGATGGCGTCCATCAACGCGACCACGTCCCCGGCCTGCAACTCGGGACGCAACCGGAACACGTGCACGTTGCCTTCGCCGCCGGTGCCTACGGTCTGCAACTCGAACTCTTCAACCTGGACGCGCTCGCGTCCCCCGAACCTCTTCATGATCGTCTCCGGTGGTGGTGGTGTCAGCGCGCCGCGAACGGCAACGCCCTGGTCAGGAACTTCGTACCGCGCGAACCCGGGTGACGCACCTGGGTCCGGAACATGACCTGGCCGTTCATGGTGAACCGCAACGCCCGTGCGCGGCGGGCGCGGATGATGTGCGGCGCCGCCCCGTCGTGATGGGGCATCACGTACGACGTCGCACCACCCTGGATGCCGGTCCAACCCGCAACGACCTGGCTGAACGGACCCACTGTAGCCAACACCCCGGACTGCTCACGGATGTTGGCGCGCAACCGGCCCGTGTCCACCCCCACCAGCCGCTTCGCCATGGGCAACACGTGGTTGCGCATCCGCTTGTGCAGGTCGTCGCGGATGGACGGTTCGGTGAACACGAAGTTCTTCGGTTCGCCCGGCAACATCCGCACCGACTCCAACCGGATGTTGAACCCGCTGGTCACGGCTACACCAGCTCACCAGCGGTGATCGACAACTGGGCGGTCATCCCGTGCATCGTCCCGGACGGGCCCTGGGGGTCGACCACGCCCGGTTCGACCAACGCGGACCGGCTGAACCCGGCCTGGACCACGGCGCACGCCTCCAACAGCGCCTGCGACAGGAGACCCATGTCGGTCATGAAATCCAACCCGGCCGCGTGGATGTCGGCCGCGTCCGGGATGCCGGTGTCGCGGTCGCCGTCGCTGGGGGTGCATCGGATCAACGCGATGACGAACACGGCGTGCCGTACGCCGGTGGCGCCGACCATGGTGCCTGTCTTGGCCAGGGCCTGGCCGGCGGATGGGGACTGGCCCCAGCCGACACCTTGCAACGCGACCACCAGCTGTTCACAGTCCCACGCGATTTGGGCGGGGTCGCCGGGCGCGACGTACCGGCGTTCCGGCAACGCGACACCGGCGGCGGCGAAGTGCGCCACCACCGCATCCAGGATGGCCTGGGACATTTCCCGCAACGTCAACCGCTGGCCCGTGGGGGCGGTCACTTCTTCTCGTCCAGCGCGGCCAGCGCGTCATCCAGGTCGGTGGCCTTGCGGCGGCGGCGCGACGGGGTGCGCTTCGCGCGGGTGGTCTTCTTGGGGGCTGGGGGCTCCGGTGCCGGCTCGGGGTCGGGTACCGGGTCCGCCGGCGGGGCGTCGGGCTCCGGGGCGTCCTGGGGCGCTTCAGGCTCCGGCGCGGCGGGCTCCGGCGTGGGCTCGGTGGGCGCCGCGCGCGTCAACGGCGCGAACGGGTCGTAGGACTCACGGGACATCCGTGGCTCCCTTCACGGTGGTGGGCATGTCCAAACTCCAGAAGGTACCCCGCTGGGGACGGTTGAGCGGGTTCACCGACGCCAACCACAGATCCACCAGGTAGAACCCCGTCTTGCCGTTGGGCAACATCTCCATGGGGTCGATGACCGCCATCGAAATGCCCTGGCGCGTGATCGAGGTAACCCGCGCCGGCAACCGGCATTTGCTGTCGCCCAACAGGTCGTACATCAACTGGGTGGCCAACGCGACCACGGCTTGAACGCCGCCTTCGGGGGGCGGTTCGCCGAACTCGTAGGTCACATCCGTGACGTCCCCGCACACCGCCCACGACCCGGTCAAACGCTCGACCCAGCCGGACCGCGTCAACCGGTACGACTCGGGGGCCAACGTCTGGCCGGCTTCGGTCACGGCGACGATCGCGGTCACCGGTTGACGCGGCAGCTTGATCGCCATCGGGGACAGGTGCGTCCCGCCCCACGTGCGCGGCACCAGGTCCCATGCGCCGCTGGCCCAACATCCGCACCAACCCCACGACCGGTCATACGGCCAGTTGTCCCGGCCGGCGGTCGGTGGGTTGGATCGCAACGTGGCCGTCTCCTCGCAGCCGCCCCCGTACCAGCGGCGGCCGGACAACGCCCACAACAGCTCGGATGCCTGCATCAGCAGCGGCAACCACTCCTCGTCCGTGAGGCGCTCACGGACGGCGGCAGGGATGTCAGCGGGGGTGGCCCACGGCGAACACAACACCTCTGACCGCGCCGCCGGCACCGGGTCCGTCATGTTCCACCCCCGCTGATCTTGATCCCAACCACCACCGGTTGAGCTTCTACGCCACGACCGTCACGACACACACGTCGTTCTGGCCGCCGTACGTCGCGGTCACGTCCGACTCGCCGACACCGACCGGGGTCACCAGGCCGTCCGTGCTGACTGTGCACGTCGCGGGGACCTCGGTGGTGTACGTCGCCATGTCGGTGACGTCGCGAACCGACGCATCCGACATGGTGGCCATGACCTGCAACTGCTGGGTTTCGTTGTCCGACAGATCCAGGTTCGCCGTGGGCGGGGTGACGGCCACGCTGGTCACGGTCAGCTCGGTTTCCACCTCCACGAACGCGGGCCCGGTGATCGGGAACGTGTCCGTCTGGATGTACTGCCACACGCGGTCCGACCCATACAGCCAGTCGTTCACCGGCCCGTCGCCCCAGTTGGCGTTCTGGGTGCCGAACCCCTCGAACTCGGGGACCAGCGCGTCCGACGCCCCCGCCGTCCAGTCACCAGACGGCCGCAGGTACACCCGGGGGAACACCCACCGGTAGTACCCCGCGAACGACCCGTTGATGATCTCCTGGGTCCACATCTCCAGCGACACCCCGGACGGGGTCGGTTCGGAGCCGACCTCGGGCGCGCGGTAACCGATCTGGTTGCCGTCCTCGTCCTCGATGACCTCGCCACCGATCAGGAATTCCAACACGTTGGGGTCCGGGGTACAGAACTGCAACCCGCTGATCGTGGCGCGCTTCAACGAATCCGGTGCCTTGTAGGTCAAGCAGATACGTCCCGCGCCGTTGCGCTGGATGATCTCCTCGCCTTCCTCGTATTCCAGACCGAACTGCATCTGAACGAGGGCATCCGTTTCGTACGAGTTGTCTTCGCCCACCATGGGCGACCCGTTCTGGTTCAGCCGCGTCAGTCGCATGCCAAGCGCGAACAGGCTCCCGGCGCCGTTGTAAGCCATTCCTTTTCTCCTGCTCGCTACTCGGACGCGACGTTCATCGCGAACTGCACACACGGGTCGAACGTGGCCACGAAATACCGATCCGCCCAGATTTCCTGGCTGTTGATGGCGCGATCAACCGTCTCGTCAACGTCCGCGATCACGTCCACAGTGGACAGTCGAACCTGGACCGGGCCCGTCGCGTAAATCCACGTACCCGGTTCGGTCGATGCCGCGACCCCCGGCGTGGCCGTCACGACCCCCACCGCCGGCGTGGTGCCACCGGTCAACCCGGCGCCGCTGGCGGTCATCTGGGGCACGTTGCCCATGTCGACCGGGAACGTCACCGTGTACGGCCCACCGGCCGCGCCCGTCACCACCACCCCATCCAGGTTGGACAGGTTGTTCAACGCCGTCCCCACCGTGGCACCCACCGCGTTGTACGCGATGGCCGTGGTGGTTTGACCGCTGAACGTCAACGTGAACGTGCCGCCGGTCGGGCCGCCCGTGATCGTCACGGTCTGGACTTCGCTGGTGCCGGCAACCGGCGCACCCGTCCCCGGGTACCCCGCGTCCGCCACGATCACGTTGTCCGACGCCGTGTACAGGATGTTCCCGACGCGGCGGATGTCCCGCTGCAACGGCAACGCACTGATGGGCATGTGGATGTACACGCGCTGGCCCCGGGACGCCTGCATGGCGGCCTGCTCCAGCACCTGCACCGCGACGGTCAGATCCGTTGGGGCGGTCACGTCGGTGGCGTTCCCGTCCGCCAGGTACGGGTTCACGTACGGCGTACCCGACAGCGTGGCCGGTTCCGCCTCGGTCATGGCGCCCGTCCACAGCTCCTGCGCCGCGATGTAGCTGGTTGCGGCTTCGGCCTGGCGGCGGACACGCTCGGCGTCGCGGTCGCCGGACATCGTCGTGCAGTAATCCCGCACCCGGAACCCGGTCGGGAACGCGTACACCAACCCCGAATCGGACTCGGCCGGAACCCCGGCCAGGGTCTCGCACGGGGTGAACGTCTGGTAGCTGATGCACCGTTCGGGCCGCCACACGATCCCACTGCGGACCCAATCGCCGTCGCCCACCGTGGTGTTGGCGGACACGATCAAGCCCGTAGTCGGAGCCGCAGCGGGTGCAGCCGGAACTTCTACTGGCATTCCCCGCACCTCCCTTCAACTGGTCTCTGCCGGGCCGCCACGTCGGGGTGCGGCGGCCCGGCAGAAGTTGATCAGTCCTCGGGGATGGCGGCGCGGGACGCGGTGGGCTCGATGGTCCCGACCACGGCACCACGCGGGTACACGGTCAGCACCAGACGGAGCGACTCGATCCCGTTGAAGGCGACGCCCTCGAAGTTCTCGACGAACTGCTGGTAGCGGTTGATGCGGTTCAACGCGCTGTCCCGCACCAGACCCAGGTCCAGCGTTCCCCCGTCGAGATAAAGCCAGTCGCCCTCAGCGAACAGCACGGCATCGATCTTGTCGATGAACTCGGGGATCACCGAACCGGCCGCCGCGTTCGCGTAGAACTGGTTGGGGATGGCCTGGCCGTTGACGGTCGCGCCCGCCAGCCCGTCCAGGTGGAACGTCACGTTGACGCCCCGCGCCCGGAACCACGCCATGATCTGGGCGTCGGCCACGGCCAGCGCGTCCAGATCGCCCGGGAACCCGCGCGCCATGTCCGCCCGGAACAGGTCCAGCACCCACCGGGGCAGGATCAGCCGCAGCGGAACCATGCTGTCCAGACGGTGCCGGTTCCGGTAGTACGCAACGGTCTTGTCGATGGCGACCAGCACGTCACGCGTAGCCGAAACGACCACGTCCTGGTACAGGAGCTTGCTGCCGGCGAGGATGCGCGACAGGAGCTGGTTCTCCGCGAACCGGGCCCACGCGATCATCGCGGCGCGGGTGGTGGCGTCGACCCACTCGCGGTCGAACCGCGCGGTGAAGTTCGGGTACTGGAGGCACAGGTACGTGCTGTACACGACGGCCTCGACCACGTCGGGGCAGTCGATGATCGCGCAGGTCTTCTCGACGAAACCGGGGTCCTCGGGGTCGTCGGCCACCTCGTCATCGGCGACGGTCCAGATGCCCAGGCCATCGGTCATGACCAGCGCGTCCATGGGCATGCGGTACTGCAACCCGCCACGGTCCACGGCGAACCGGGCCAGCGCGTCACGGATGGGACGGTTCGTCACACCCAACACGTTGATGTCGTACAGCGTCTCCAGCGGGGCGCACAGACCACCAGCGGCGGTCAACGCTTCCGTCTGGGTGACGGCCTCGATCTTGGCGGTGTTGGCGTACGCGGACGCGTCCTTACGCAGGACCCGCGACTCCGGGTAGTCGTAGCTGAACCGGGCGACGTACTGCTTGCCGGTGACGCTGGACCGGGCCAGACGGTTGTACAGCTCCAGGCCGGCCTCGGCCATGCCCCAGCGGTCCAGCTCGGTGCCGGAAGGCATCGTGGGCAGCTGCGCCAGCGACGTGGCGCGGGCGGTCACCGTCAGCGCGGCGGACCGGGCGGGCGCGGCGGGCTTGCCCGCCTTGCCGATGGACCCCAGGGGGGCCCGGCCGGCGGCGGTGACCGCGTCGTCGGTGTTGCCGGTGCCGGTGTCGCCGGTGTCACCGTTCGGGGCGTCGTCCACCGGGCGCGGCGGGGCGTTGTCGACGGACTCCTTGCGGGCCGCCTCGGCCTCCGAGTCGGTGCCCTGCGAACCGTCACGCTTGGTGTTGGCGTCGTCGGTGTTGGCGTCGTCGGTGTCGTCGCTGGCGAACGCGGCGGCGGCGGCGGCCTGGCGGTTGGCCAGGGTCGCACGACGGGTCTGCTCGGTCTGGAGCTGGGACGCGACCGCGCCCAGGGCCTCCAGCTTGGTGACGTTGTCCTCGCTCAGATCCTGCGCGGCGAGGGTCTTGCCCTCGGCCCGAACGAACGCGATGGCGTCAGCCAGCTCCGCGTCCGTTGCCTCACTGAGACGGGCAACGACCTGGTCCACGTCCATGAGTGGAAGACCTCTCCCGTTGGGGGTGTTCTGATACACACAGGTACAGCCCGGGGGGCGAACCGATCACTCAGTGACCGGCGGGCATCAGAACTAGGTCTTCAACACCGTGGAGCCCCGCGTGTTGCCGCAAGTGTATCCAGCGGCGTTACGCGGGGCTCCGGTAGTTGCGGGTCAGTCCTCGAACAGGGCGCGTGGGTGCATCGGTGACCCCTGCACCGTGGTGTACGCCAGCGACGCCAGGCAGTTCCCCAGCAGCGCCACGAAGTACCCCTCGGGGTGGCGGTCGGTGCCGTCCGCCTCGTGGGAGATGGCGTCACCGACCCGGACAGCGGATGCCAGGTCGCCTTCGGAGACGGCGGTGAAGAACGCCTTCATCAGGTCGGTGCCGAACTCCTGCTCGGGGGTGCCGCCGTGGCCGTCGTCCAGTTCCCGCATGGGCGGGTGGTCGTGGTCGGGGTCTTCGCAGCGGATGGCCACCCGGAATTGCGGTTCACGGCCGCCGGAAATGTCGCTGGCCAGCCGCGCGAGTTCGAACATCAACGCCCGCAGCGTCACCATGCGGTCCGCTGGCCCCGGGGGGCACATGCCCAGGCACGCCACGCCCACGAAGTTCACGGTCGTTTCGATGGAGTGCGGCACGGTGACGCACCCCATGCGGAACAGCTGCAACACGAACTCGCGGTAGGCGGCCTCGCGGATGGGGTCGGTGAACGGGTTGGGTTGGGTGTTGTGGCGGTGTTGCTCGCCGCAGGAGCATTCGTCCTGGTGGTCGGTCATGCGGGGTTCCTCCTCAGGATGGATCGTTTGCGTCGGGCGATGGGTTGCCCAGCGTGTTCCAGGGCCCTCAACGTGAGCAGCAGGTCGGGCGCTACCCGACGTAACACGTCATGGATCAGGGCCCGGCTTTCGGGGCTGACGGTGCGGGTCATGACCAGGTGAACCGTCATGGCCAGTGTCGCCAGCGTGTCTAGCTCGTTGTCGTCAGCGTCGTACAGGACGCGTCGGGCCAGGCGTTCGGCTTCGGACAGGTGGCTGGTGTCGTTCACCGCAGCGACCCCACGGTGCCATCGGCCTGGAACCACATCGTGTAGTCCCGGTGGTACCGGTACCGCATGGATCGGCCGTCGCCCACGCGCCGGTACTGGCGGTAGTGGATGCCGGCCTCGGTCAGGCCGCCAGGGGGGCACACGTACAGGTCTTGAGGCATGCCGTGCTCGCGGGT